TTAGCCTACCTCCTTGGCTTTGGTCGTGGGGCTTTTCGTGGGGCTGGCCAGCTGAGCCATCGCAGCGGCGACTTCATCGTCCATGACGTGGGCGTATTTGACGGTCGTCTTCACGTCGGAATGATTGAGCGCCTTTTGCACAAGCTTGAGGTTCCCGGTTTGGCGTAGGAGCTTTGTCGCCACGTCATGCCGGAGGTCATGAAAACGGAAATCCTGAACCTTGGCCCGAGCCCTGAGCCGTCGCCACTGCGACTTCGCGCCCTCGGGCGTAATCGGGTAGCGCTTCCCTTTTTTCTGGCCCTCCCCCGGCCGCTGGCAAACGTAGGTGAAGACGAATTCGTCGTGATGGCCCTTGCACTGGTCTAGGATGGCCTTCACGGCGGGCGTGATCGGCGTGGCTACGAGCTTGCCGCCCTTCCCTGTCGTGGTGATTCGCTTGGCGAACCAATTCACCTCGCTCCACCTTATTAGTGTCTCATTGCGCCGTAGGCCCGTCAGCATGGCGAAGGCCAGCCACAAGGCGAAGTCGTCTCTCACGGCGGACGTAAGAGCCTCGCCCTCGCCTTCGTGTAGCTCGCGGACGCGCTCTTGGGGTTCCTTTAAGAGATGGTCGCGCCAAACGGGTTCGCGGGGGAACTGGTAGCGCCACGTCCGCCGAGCGCGCGTGAAGAGCGCCTTGAGCAAGATCGTCGTCGAGCGGTTTACTGTCGCCGGGGCGATCGTTTGAACGGGCGCGCCGCTCTTTGTCTTTTTCCGGCCCTTGATCGTGTGTTTGCGTCGCCATGCGACAAGAGAGGCGACGTCGGCGTCCGTGATCTCGTCGAGGCGTTTGTTGCCGCCGAAGAACCCCATGAGCCGTTCGAGGTCGGTCCAGGTCGTCGCGGCGTTGGCGTGATGCTCCCCGACTTCCTTGAAATAACGGCCCGCCGCCATGTCGAGCGTTATCGGGCCGGTTCCTGTGAGCTTCGCTTGTTCGAGGTCCGCTTTCGCCTTGGCGCGTGCGTCACGCTCTATAGCTTGTGCATCTTTTTTGTTTTTGGCTTCTGTAGTGCCGAAAAAGCGACGACCGTCGAGCTGGAAGTCATAGCGATAGATTTGACCTTGCTTGTAGACTGACATTTCGGAACCTCGCGCACTTTTTGATTTTCAATGAACGTGTCGAGATTTTTCTGCGTGAAGCGATATCGTTTGTTCTTCGTCGTGGTTGAAATGTTGATGAAGCGAAGACGGCCCGCGCGAACGTGGGCCATCATAGTTTTGATACTCATATGAAGCTTCTTCGCCGCCTCTTCGGGCGTGAACAGCGCCTCAATCGTAAGAGGCTCAACCATGGGCGTGAGCCTTCCCCTGCGCTTTAGGTTTTGCGGGAGTAGCCCTCGGCTCCACCTTCAGGACCGCTTCGATGATGGTGAGAAGTTCGCCGTTCAGTGAGCGTCGATTTTCGCTCGCACGATCGGCGAGCCGTTGCTTCAGGTCGGGCGGGATGCGGAATATCATTTTCGGGCGTTCTGCCTTGGTCATGTGGTAGCCTCTAAATATGGCTGCGTGCCATATCACGATATGGCTACGCTAACATGACTGTCAATTGAAAATTATGGCTTCGTGCCATATGAGAAGCTATGGTTACGCGCCCCAGCCAAACGCAGGACAAATTCATCGTTCGCCTTCCCGACGGGATGCGCGATCAAATCAGCACAGCAGCGAAGGCGAACAAGCGAACGATGACGGCGGAAATCGTCTCCCGGCTTGAACGAAGCTTTCAGGAAGAGCGCCTGTCGAAGATCGAAGGGACCGCAGAGGCCGCGTTTGAGCTGGCGACTGACTTAGCTGTCGAAGCTTATGATGACCGGATCGCCAAGCGATTAGATGATCTTGAAACTCGCATTTCAAAAATTGAAAGAAGCACCTTACTCAAGGACTAGCAATCAGAAACGATTCCAATAACAAAAAGCAACTACTCGCCAGCGAGCTCGCCCAAATGAAGCGAGCTTGGGTATTTAAACATAGGTTTAATATTTGTTGAAAACTCGCTCCTGCCGCGCCCAAGAATATCCATAAGAGCACCATCGCCTGCGGGCGACTTAACAAAACTCATTCCACTAAATTTACCCGTTCTCCATTTTCCTTGGACGCGCACCCTGTCGCTCAAGACACTGACTTGCAAAACAATATCACCACGACCATCCTTCACTTCTAATGAATTATTGTTATAATTACGATCCCACGTATTCGGCGGGGGAGACACCTTCCATTCGTTTCTTATAATTTCGGCGACATTTTTTCCACTTTCATCACGAACTGCCGTTGAGACTTTTACAACTCCATCCACCGTCTCGACCTTTAGCCCGTAATCTTTCGCGAACAAAAATAAACTTCCTCCTTCTGGGCCACCATAATAAAATTTTGTTCCACTATCCCCAATCTCAATTATCCTGTCGACGTGATTATTCTCAAAAATAGTATGCCCTCTGTCAGGCAGAAGCAAGCCAACATCAGACGCAACTTGAACAGGAACAAAAATATAGCCCAAAACCAGAAACAAACATCCACTCCCAAATATACTTCCGTACTTGACATAGGATGGATTATTACTGACGAGAAACGCCACGATCAACCAAGCAAATAACAAGCACCAACGAGCGATCGTAAGGCTAAATGCCCCACTAAGAGCAACGCCCCCAACAACCAAACCAAAAATCAGAGAGGTCGCGCCTCTGTCGAGCAATCCCGTTAAATGACTTCGAATATCATTCATATCGAGCCTCTGATACGAAACGATATTTTCTGCAACTGGCCTATTGCGTCGATTTTGTTCTTGAAGCGCCGCAACTTTCCTCTCCTTCCGGCGCTCTCTCCTAGCTGCTTTTGACATTCATCGCGTCCACAAAATGCCGTCCATTTCCGCACAATCGGATCGAATTCTGCCGTCGCAGCACGACGCCGGGCAAAAGGCACAGGAAGGCCTATCGCGGCCTGCGAAGACAATCAAGAACCTACTGCACCCGTTGTGGGCGTGCGCGCGACTGATGCCCGCCAAGGCGGACGCCATTTGCCGCGAAGCGCTGCGGCGGCGGGTGTCGGGCGGATAGTGGGCGACGAGCAACGCCCACGACGCCCCCCAACTGTCGAGCCAAGCGCGACGGAAAGCCTCCCAAACCTTAAGCATCGCTTTCACGTCAGTTGTTGCGCGCGTCCGCTCGGCTCAAGGCCTGGAAAGCCATGGCCATCCTTTGCTGCTCATTGCGGCGGAACGTTTCTGCCGGCGCACGCTTGGCGAGGGCGGCGTCAACGGCTCGTCCCACATGAGCGGCGATCGAATCCGCCTGCTTCGTATCCGCTCCGTTAATGTGAACGGTCGTGGACGGCGCGTAAGTCGACGCGCTCGCGAAGCCGCCCACAGGCCCGCCAGTCGCAAAGTGGGGAACGCGCCCGGCATTGATCGCCGAGAGCAGCGCCCCGTATCTCTTCGTCCCCTCGGCGTTCACGATGAACTCGCCAGCGCTCACGGCCGCGAGGATCGAATCAGAACGCGGCCCGCCCGGCCCCTGAATAAGGCCTCCATCGGCGAAGCCGAACAATCCGCCGATCGCGCTCCCGATATCGCTAACCGCGCTGCCGACGCCGCCCGCGGCACTGCCCACGGAAGCCGGAGAGAGCCCACTCGTCAGGCTATTGAACATTCCATCAAACGCACGGTCGAATATGCGGTTCGCGAGCTTCTTCAATAGACCGTCGAGAACGGTCGACAATTTCTGCCCGTTGATGATCGCGTCGGCGAAGGATGATCGCAGGTCGGAACCGAATTCCGACACGGCGCTCTTGAACTCCGCGTCCGCCTTTTGCGCCGCGTCGATTTTCTCCCGCAATTTGGCGTGAGCCTCGGCGAGCTGTTCGACCGAAGAGCGCTCCGAATCAGTGAGCGCGCGGCCTCTTTCTTTCGCGGCTTCATCGGCCTTCGCAAGATCGATCGCCTTTTCGCGCTCCACATTCGACTTCCCGAGCGCATCGGCCTCGCCCTGAAGCGAAGCGTTCTCCCGCGTGAGCGACTGAATAAGACGCTCTACCTCGTCTTTCTTTTCCGCATGCGAGCGCCCCGCCTTCTCCGGCTTCGCGTCGAGATTGTTCGGCCGAGCGGGGGGAAGCGGCGCATTGATTTCACGAATAGGCGGCGTTTCGGCGGGCTGAAGATATTTCCCGAACGCCTCACGGAAGGGAACGCCGCCGCCCTTGTCATTTCGTGCGGCCTCACGGTCTTTGAGTTCCTGCGTCGCACTGCGGAGCACGGTCGCAAGCTCCTTCCCCTTATGAACCGCGTCCGCAATCCGGTTCAGAATTCCGGCCCAAGCGTCCAAAACGCCGAGCGAAATCTTTTCGATCTCTTCGAACGCCGGCTTCATCTCGTCGGACAGGTGCTTGCGCGCCTCTTCGAGTGCCTGATTTGTCTTTTTCTGCGCGTCGAGAATGTCCTCAGACCAGACATTGCCAGCCTCGCGCGACTTCTCAATGAAATTGTCGACGTTGAGCGAGCCGCTTTCGATCCCCTCGACGACTTTCTTTCCCGCCTCGCCCCATATTTCCGTCGCAGCGCGCGCGGCTTCGATTTTCTGTTGCATCGATTGGAGTTCGAGCCCTTGGCCCCGCAACTCTTCAGACGCGCGAATGTAATCCCGCACCAGCAACAGCGCCGCTTGGTGCAATTCGTCAATCGACTTCGCGTCTTCGATCGCGCTCTTCGATTGCGTGTCGCTTCCGAGAAGATCGCTCAACTTGCCGGCGCGCTTCGAAAGATCGCCCCCAGCATTCTGCTTGATCGGATTGAACTGCGGTTCGAGCGCACTTCCGGCATGTTGAACAGCCGCTTCCATTTGCTCGACGGTGACGCGAAGCTTCTCCGCTTGATCGCGCCAGCCCTGAAACAGGTTCGTGCTGACGCCCGCCTTTTCCGACTTCTCCGCTACCTCGGAGAATTTTTCGAGCGTCTTGCTCCCCGTCTCATAGGCGGCAAACGCCGCGCCAAGGCCTGCCAAGATCGGAACATATCTCGACGCCATGCCTCCGAGCGCCGCGAGCGTTCCGCCTACCCCGCCCTTCCCCATTGAGAAAATCTCGGCGATGCGTCCTCCTTCCATCGCAAGGGCGCGCGTCGGATGTTGTCCCGCGGCGAGTTCGTCAAAGAGCGCGCGCGAGACATGGGCGAGTTCCATCATCTGCATGCGGTTCAGCCCCATGGCCGCGCTGTGCTTGTCCACGGCCTGCGACAGGGACATGAGGCGCGTCATTTGTCGGCCGATATCCGTCGAGCCGGCCATGAGTTCCGTCATACGCTGCGCGGCACGACCCGAGTTCACGAAGCTTTCTTCCAAGCGCCTAGCGCCTTGTGCGCCGCGCCTTTCGATCGCCCCCCAATTATCGTTCGAGACGCCAGCCGCCCGCTTGAAAGATTTCTCGAACGCGTCGATACGCGCTTCCAACGCGACGACAAGCTGTTCTGTCTCTGTAGCCATCGCTCAACCTCTCAACTGAGTATCAGGAAGCCATGCGGCCGCGCGTCGCTCTCGTAAATCGACCTGTGGTCTTCGCCGTTCGCGGCGCGTGCAATGGCCATTGCTGCCGCGACAGCACCGTCTATTTTGTCCTTGGCTTTGGCCTTCGTGAATTTCTTGCTTCCGGCCGCGTCCATCTCGACGACGATATTGTCGAAATTCCATCGCAGCACGGGATGACCGCCATGCTGGAATTGCCCCGCAAGAATGGCCCGCTCCAATTCCATGATTGCGGGGGCCATGGTGAAGAAGCCCTGTCGAAATTGCACGACGGGATAGCCTTCTCCCCCGAGCGTGTTCAGCGAACGCTGAGCGAGAGCAGGATCAAAGGCGATTTCCCGCACATCGAAGCGCTCGCACAACTCCCGAATTCTATCTTCGACATATTCATAGTCGACAGTATTTCCGGGCGTCGCTGTGATGAAGCCTTGTTGTTCCCACGTCGCATAAGGAACGCCTTCTTTCGTCGACCGCTTATGCAGATTGTCGCCGGGACAGAAGAAGAAAGGCATCACGATATAGCCGCCGTCGCCGTCACGGAACGCCGCGACAATCACGGTAAGGTCACTCGTGCTCGAAAGGTCTACCCCGAGCCAGCAAGGCTTACCTTTCAGCCTTTCAACGTCGATTGGAGCGCGGCCACGGTCGTAGTCGATCATGTCGACGAAGCCCGCGGCGCTTTGATCCATCCACATATTCAAGTGATACTGCTTGAACGCCTCGCGATCGCCGGGCCGGTTCTTCGCCTCGCGGGCCAACTGCCGAAGACCTTCGATATCAGGATAGCCATGAACGAGGCCAGGATTGGCTAAACGCCAAACGTCCTCGTCCAGCCAATCGGCGTTCGGGAGCGTCTCGAACAAAATCGGGAGCGTCGCCGGGTCGTCGATTTCCCCGCTCGCGACCTTGCGGGCGTATTCTATCAGTTCATAGGAGAGGTTTTCCTGCCCCCGTCCCGCCGTCGTGGCGAGAAACATGAGCGAGCCCTTGACCTTCGGCAGGCCCGAGCGGATGGCGTCCCAAAGATCGCGTTTCGGCCAAGCGTGCAACTCGTCAATTAGCGCGAAGGTTGGCGTACGGCCGTGCTGCTTTCCCGCATCCGAGGAAATGCTCTCAAAAAACGTCCTGTGCCGAAGATTGTTGAGGATGTTCTTGTAGTCGGCGAGCCGCGCGTTCTTTTCCAGAGCTGGCGTTGCATAGATAATCTCATAGGCCTCACGATAGGCGATCTTCGCTTGCTTTCGGTCACATGCAGCCGCGATGCATTCACCGCCGGGGATAAGCTCGGGGCCGAAGGTGTGAAGCAATGCAAGCCCCGCCCCGAGCGAGGTCTTTCGATTGCCGCGCGGGACAAGCAAGACGACGTTGCGGACGATGCGCGTTCCGTCTTCGTGGCGCGGACCGTAGATGCGCCGGACTATGCGCTCTTGCCATGGGTCTAACTGGAATGCGTGACCCGGCAATGGGTTCTTGGGATGCTTGAGAGAGCGCAGCCACTTCACGGCGCGCTCGCCATGACCGAACGTGTCGTCGATCGGCGAGCCGTCGAAAACCCAAGTCGGATACGTCGCCGGTACCTTATGTGCAATTGATTGCACAAGCGGCTTCTTCTTTTTCAGAATTATCGCCATAATTCAAGCCCGCGCCAAGCAACGCAACTCCAAAGCCTTGCGGCGTCCGAGTTCCTTCGTTTCGACTATCTGATAGACGACACCTTCATAGGTCACGCGATCCGCGAGCGTCACGCCGCCGAGCCATCGAATGCGAAAGATCGCTGTCGGCTTAGACGCCGCGCCAAAGGCTTCGATGAACTCATTCGCGCTCGATTGAATGAGCTGCGCTCGCACGCTCGCGACCGTCGCCCACGTCTCTTGTGGAGCGCCGTAGTCGTCGACTATCGTCGTCGCGCGTTCGATCGTGATGGTTCTGTCGAGATTGCCTGCTCTCATTGGCCAAGCTCCACAAGCCGGGCGAACAACGTCATAACCCCGTGTGAATGCATGTCGTGCGAGCGCTCACTATCCTTGTCGCGAATAAAGCGGACAGAGCGCACATAGAGATCGGCGACAGAGTGGGCGTCGAGCGTCCAAAAGCGATCGGCGAGCGCCGAACGAATGGCCTGTGCAATTAATTTCACAGAGGCGAGACTGTCGCCGGCCGTCCACAGATGAAGGTCGAGGTAGACTTCAACGCGATTTCGAGCGAGGCCTTCACCCGGAAACGTATGGCCCTCCCCGAGGATGATGCAAGGGAAGGTCTCGGGGCGAAGGTTGCGGTCGAAAATCGACGTCGCCGGAACAAGTGCCGTGAGCGCCGACGTAGCGACCAGCCGCGCCCGAATTGCCTTCTGAAGATCGAGAGAAGGTTCGGTCATTTCAGCCATCCCTCACGCACGGCCTTGCCGATCGCCCTCTTGAGCCGACTTTGAATGCGCTTCTTCGATAGGCGGTAAGCCGGCCAAAAGAACGGCTGAGCGGGAGCCCTCGTCGTGCCGTACTCCTGAAGGTGAGCGTATCGCGTGCGTTCATTGCCGGCCGTCACCAGCACCTGGTTTTCGCCGGCCACGCGGGAGCCGCCGGGTTGCGAATAAGGCGGCGTCGGTTGACCGGGAGGCGTGACCACAATCGAGTCACGAAGCCTCCCCGTGTCGACGGGAGCGAGCGCCTTCATTCGCGCCGTCAATTCCTCGCCGGACCTAATGAGCGCCGGTTGCACGGCCTCTTTGACAGCCTTCGGGATGGCGGCGAGGCGTTTTGCCAGCCGGTCGGATTGCGCGCTCATGACGCCCCCCAAGAACGCAGCGGGCGCAACAATTCGACAACGCCGAAGGGAACCTCGCTCGCGCCCGAGCCGATGAGCGCCGCCTCCCGGTTCTCGTAATAGTGAGCGGCGAGCATTCGAACGGCTTGCTTCGCGCGCTCGGGAACCGACGTCGGCGGGTTATCCGATGCATAGGAGCCAAGGCTCTTGCCGATATGCCCGCCTACCCATTCCTCGGCGGCGTCAATGAACGTCGCCAAGATCGCGTCGTCATCATCCGAATAGATGCTCGAATGGGCTTTCAGATCAGCGACCGTCAAAACCGACATGGCGAAACCTCATTTTTTATTTCGGGATGTTGCGCGTGCCACCCCACGCCGGTCCCAGCGCCAGGGTCGAAAGTTCGGAACTACCCCCCGTCGGTCGGTCTCGGTCGGTAGGGCGACCAATGGCCACGGCCCCATGAGGCGTAGGGCGGGACGAACGCGGCCACGCAGGGGGGCCAGCCGTGTTCGAGGCGATCGGTCAACGTCGCGAGGTTGACGCCGCTCTCTCTCGCCCATTGCCGAATAGGCTTCGCCTCGCTATTGCGGCGAAGGATGATGACAATAGGCACGCGGACGGGCGTGGTGAGCGCGCGTTCGACCGACCACCCACGACCGAGACGGTAATCGATCATATGACGAGGAAGGCCTGTCTCCCGCGACCAATCGGCCACGCTCAGGGTCTTTCCTCGAAAGAAGATCATTCGACGATTGCCGGGCGACACACTCAATTGACTCGCGAGTTCGTGCTTTTCGAAGAAGCGGCTCCCGCATGTGCGCTTGCTGACCTGCGATCGTGACAAGCCGGTTCGCTCTTGTATCTGAGCGATGGTGAGTTCTTCCCCACGAAACAGGATGCGCCTCGGCTCGGGTCCGAAGCGTGGCGGATCGTCGATCGGAAGCCCGCATCGAATGCGCCGGTGAACAGTCCGAAGCTTGACTCCTGTGCTCTCGGCGATTTGTGTCGCCGTTAGCCATTCCCCGCGGAACATATGAAGCTTTGGAGCGCAGGCCTGAAGGAACTTAGGGTGAAGCTTCATCGCCGTCGCTCCCGCGATTGTATGGGGCCATCGTGGCAAGGCTTACATACGGCCTGCCAATTGCTCCGGCTCCAAAAGAGTTTCGTGTCGCCCTTGTGCGCTATGATGTGGTGAACGATCGTCGCGGGCGCTCCACACTTCGCGCATGTCCGATTGACTTTGAGATAAGCCGCCCGCTCTTTATCCCACTTCGAGTCATATCCGCGCTCGCGAGCCGAAGGGCGGGCTCGATCGTGAAACGCGTTGCGCTCTTTGTCACGGGAGATTTGACATTCGCAGCGCAGGCCGCTCGGAACAACTTTTCCGCATGAACATATGCGCGGGGCTCGAATGGGCATGGCTCACCACAGCTATTTTTTCTTGATGATGACGAGCTTGTGTTTGGAAGCGCGACACGCGTTCTCACGCGCGGGCTTCCCTTTGAACACTGCGTCGAGTTCGTATCCGAGAACCTTCAGCACACTTTCGAGATTGTCAATTTGAAAGCGCGCGCTCTTACCCGTTATGAAACGGCGGAACGTCGAACGATTGACGTTCGCCAATCGACATAAGGCCCGCGCTGAAATCTGACGTTCGCGCATAAGCTCTCTGACGATGGAGCGCCAAGCGGTCATTTTATGCGGGCTTTCTCTGTCGCTTGACCTTCTTCACCTCGAACGATTGAAGAGCGGTCTTCAACTTGTCCCCAAAATCGGCCGGAGGATTAGGCGTAGGTTCGGAAGAACCAAAGATCGCCTTCAGCATTTCGACACGGCCCTTATAGGCTTCCATGATTTCCGCGGGCGTCGCGTCGAGGGCCACATTCGGCGGCCAGCCGAGCCATCCGGTCGCGATGCGATAGAGGCCGGCAAGATGCTCAGGAAAGCTCACTGACTTGCCCGGCTTCTCTTTAGGCGCGTCCTCGCCAAGTTCGTCGTCAATGCCGGCGCATGCGACGACATAGCGAAGCAAGGGCTCTTTGAGCGTGTCTAATCCCGCGTCGAATACGCGACTTTCGAGGAACGGAAGGCTGCAATGATCGGCTATAATTTCACATGAAGCCGACAAGCTGCCGTCCATGATATCGGACATGAGGCGAGCGAATGATCCCTCTCGGCGTTCGAGACGAATTGCGTGACGAAGCGACGGGCGAAGGGTGATCCTTTTGCCCGCCACCTTGATTTCGATCGTCTCGGCCAATTTCATGCGTTACGCCACGACCAAGGTGTAAGCCGCCGACTCTTCGCCAGCGCCGGAGTAAGTGGCGGTGATGGTGAAAGAAGCCGAACCCGCCGAGGCCGGAGTTCCAGAAATGACGCCCGTCGCGCTGTTGAGAGTGAGGCCGGAGGGAAGCGTCCCCGCCGTGACGTGATAAGCGACAGTTCCGACGCCGCCGGAGGCGACAATTGTTTTCGTGTATGCGACGCCATGAACCGCCACGCTAAGCGCGCCGGCCCCCGGAGTCAGCGTAACGATTGGAACCTCGAGCAATTCGAGAATTGCGCCGTCGATACCGAGCTTGAGCGTCGTCTTCGTGATTTCGTCGGCGTTGCCGAGCTTGTTTTGCGCCGACAGCACGATGGCGCGGAAATAGAAAGTCGTGTCCTGCCCGCCGGGCGATGATTTGTCGGCGAGTTCCACCTTGAACGAATAGGGGCGCGACTCCTCTACGGCCGCACGGGCTTTTCGCTGCCCGTCGTCGTTCGGATCACGAGCGACGATTAGCGAGATTACGCCGCTGTCGATCGAACCCTTGCGTCGGCGAACATGCCCATCGGCGAGCGACGTGAAGGTGAGTTCCTTCGCTTCGGCTCCCCATTCGCCGAGGTCTTCGACTTCCTTGATTTCGGTCCAGGTCTCGGCCTCGAACTCGGCCAGTTCGGAGATATCGGCATTGGGATTGCCGATGTAGACCTTCGATTTCGCCGTTGCGCTGATGCTCATGAGTGTAGCCTTTCAAAGAGAGATAGAGATCAGGCGGCGGGGTAATTGAGCGGGTCTTTGACCGCGACAGCGCCCGCGACGATGGACGTTCCGCTCGCCTTGGTGAGAGCAACGCGCGCGTATCGCTTGAAGCCGCGATAGCCGAGCTTATAGACGGCGCTGGCGGCGAGGGTTGCGGGCGCGTTGCTGTCGACAATGGAAGCATCGGCGTCCGTGAAATCGCCGCTGTTTGTCGTGTCGCTCTCTTGGAGCTTCACGCCGAACGCGCCTGCGCCGGTGATCGCGCCCGTCGACACAATGAAGGCGATGGCGTCGGCGTCCTGAGTATCGATCGCAGCGCCGGTGATGGACGCGGCTTGATCGGCGGGGGCGAGCGCCACTTCGGCTTTAATATTGGAATAGAGGTCGCGCATTGGATGATCCTTTAAAGTCGGATGCGCGTGCAATTAATTGCACACGCCTTATCGAGGGTCGCGATTAGGAGACCGCCACCTTGATTTTCTTGACGGCCGCGGGTTGCACGACGCCCGCGCCGACGCGGCGGGTCGCATGAATGCGCGTGATGCCATCGGTCGCCCGGATGAACGGATTGACCAGAACGCTCAACGCGATGCGGTCGACGATGCGATAGGCTGTCGCAATGTCGCCGAAGGCGATCGGGAACGCGCCCGCCCCCACGTCGTCCATGTCGACGGCTTCGACGACGGGACGGCCGAGAATCATTTCAGGCGTGTCGGCCGTGAGCGCCGGCTGCCACAGATATTGCCCGGTCGTGTCCTTGAGCTTGCGGAGCGCGGCGAGCGTCGAGCCGTTCATGAGCCAAGTTCCGCGCCCGCGATAGGCGGCGGGGAGGCTGTAGAGAAGCGAAATGAGAAGATCGGCGGGATTGGAGCCGAGCGTCGACGCATTGCCGGATGCGAGATAGCCGACGTTGGCATTCGTCAGAAGGCCCTCGGGCGAAAGAGGCCCACTGCCCTTGACGAAGGCGACGCCTTCCTTCTGTCCGAAGTCTTCGGCGAGCGCGATGCGAACCTCGGTCTCCGCCATTCCGCCGCTGTCGGCGAGCAACTGGTTCGAAATGTCGACGTAGGTATTGACCTCGCGAATGGGGATTTCGACCTGTCCGAAGCCCGGCTCGCTTTCTTCCTGCGTCTGCGCCTCGCCCTTCCATTTCGCATTCGTGACGCCCGTGCGCTTCGGATAGCTGACGCTCGGGGCCGCGGTCGTGCGAACGCTGGCGAGCGGTCGAATGGGCGAGAACTGAACAAGGTTGCGGATCATTTCTCGCGACATTTCATCGGGCGCGAGATAGCCGCCCTGCGGATCGCTGGAAACCGTCAACGCTCGCACTTCATCGGCCGGCGCACGATCGCCGTAGCGGAGGTAGGAGCCGAAGGCGCGCACTTCCGGGGAAGGCTCATTCGAGTTGCGCGGCGGCGCGGTCGGCGGACGATTGAGGCGCGTTTCGATCGTCGTGAGGCGTTCGGCGAGGCCGCGCGTCTCGGTCGTGAGGCGATCGTTCATGCGCGACTGAAACTGCTCGACGCCCGTGCGAAGCTCGGCGACGGCCTGCGTGGCGGCGTCGAGATTGTCGACCGCTCCACCACTGTTGCCCGCGTCGCCTTCGCCGCCGGAACGGATTTCGAGGCCGGATCGAATTTCGAGCGTCATGTCATTTTCCTTTGCTGATAGCGCGCGCCGTAATCCGGCATTCATTGACGAAGGCAACGGCGCTCACGTTGCCGGATCGAACATTCGTGACCTGCGAACCCGGAACAGCAGGAACGGCCACGAAGCTGATTTCTTTGAGGTCGGCCTTGAGAATGTGTCGAACGCCATTCGATCGCCGCTCGTCTTTGAGCGTGCGAAATCCGATCGAAAGGCCGCGAATGTCGCCCGCGAGCAACATCGATCGAACCTCGCGCGCTTTCGCCACGTCGAGATTGAGCTTGCCAGCGATTTGCAGGCCCTCTGGAGTGGCGACGATCGAACGGGTAGAGCCCACGACTTGCGAAGGATCATGCGACCAAAAGAGCGGGAGCCGCTGCGGCGCGGTCTCGAATGCTCTTCGATCGAACGTCGAGCGATAATTGTCGACCACGTTGAAAGTGACCGCCATTCCCGTGAATGAGCCGTCTTCGCCGGGCGAGGAATAGCGAACTTCGAAGCTGAAGCGGTCGTGCGTCATTCGCTGTCCTCTTGTGCAATTGATTGCACGCGTCCGAACCACACAGTTTCGAGAATGCCCACGGCGAGCGGATAGGTTTCGGCGAGCGGTCGGTTCGCGGCGTATACGGCGATGAGCGAGGCGGCGACCTGCGGCGTCTCGCCGCCGCCGATGAGGCCGAGGCGGATGGTTTCCAGCACGTCGGCATGATGAAAATCGCCGGCGAAGAGGCGTCGGCACAAGCCGCCGATACCCGCGCGCGTCTTGCGTTCGAGTTCGACAATGAGTTCGGGCGTGAGGCAAAACGCTCGCTCGGCGTCGCCGAAGAATGCGCGATAGCTGGGGGCTTCAGGCATCGAACGCCCCCGCATTGCTGTTGCCGCTCTGGACGTGGGGGCTTTCGAGCGTGTTTCCGTCCGGGCGCGGCGGCAGATTTTCCCAAGCGCGAATTTCGTTTGCTGTCACGACGCCAGAGGCGCGTAGCTGCGAATAGGCCGTGGCGCGTGATGCGAGGTCGGACCGCAACAGAAGGTCGGTATCGAATTCTACGCAGAAGCGAGCGCGCTCTTCTTGCGCGAATAGCTTCAGAGCAAGCTCCCCTTCGATCGCCGTCAGCCAACGGGCGAGCGTGAAGCGCAGGAAGCTTGCGCCCATTTCGGAGGCATTCCCCCAAGTCGCGCGACCGAGTTCGAACAACAGTGACGGGGGAACGCCGAAGACGCGCGCGATTTCGTTTACGCTGAAAGTCCACAGTTCCAAGAACTGCGCGTCGACGCTCGAAAACGCCAACGGCGTCCACTTCATGCCTTCTTCGAGAATTGCCGCAGCCCCGGCGGCGTCTCCGCTATTGAGCGCCGACCACGACGCGGCGAGGCGCTTCAGCGTTTCCTCACCCAACGACTTTTCTGTCGAGAGAATGCCGCTCGGGCGCACGCCTTTCGCGAAAAGTTTCGCCGCATGGGCTTGCATTACGATGTTGAGGCCGATCGCTTCGCGACAAGCGAGAACCGGCGACTCGCCGCAAATGCCGTCGACGCTCGGGGCTTGTAAATGCAAAATGCTCGAACGGTCGACCGCGCGAACCATGTCATTCGTGAGCGTGTAATGAGGCTCGCCGGTCGTGAGATCGTATACGACCTGAACTGTCTCGGGACGAAGCCGGATCAATTCGCGCGGAACGCCATCAATGCGATTGACCCACAGATAGCCATTGCCGTGAAGCAGCGTATCGCGCGTCCACTGCTCCAATATGCGCGAACTCGGCGTCCAGGGGTTCGCGTCGCGGCTGAGGAGCGCGAAAGCAGGATGACTCTCGGCGGGCTTGCGCGCGCCGCTGGCGTCATTTTCGTAAATCAGACATGGCAACGTGCCTATCGTCTCGGAAATCGCACTCACGGCCCTGCGGACGGGCGCGCAACGCATCGCTGTCGCGGGAGACACGGCGACATTGGAAATCGTCGAGAGAGTAGCGCCGAAGAGGCTGAGAAGCGCAGCGTCGGGCGACGAAATGTTCGCCGCCCGCGTTTCGAGGCCGAGAGCTTTTGAGAGTGTGCGCCATGCATGTTTGAGCATGGCCCGACAAACTACTCATATTCCTCGGCTTGTCAGCAAGTCCTTACGGGACTGGCCCAATCTCTGCGCCGACAGGCCCGTTCACGCGAAGGGGTCTTGAGGGTCTCTGCTGGCAACCTGCGCCATGACCCTTGCCGTGAACTCTTCATTTTTAGCCCTGCGCTTAAGTTGTGCAGCTTCGGCTTCCGAGACTGCCCGTCTCAGTCTTTCCTTTGGGTCCCAATCGCCGAGGTCCCGAGTAGGAATTCCATACGTCGTCCGATAGTCGTCGGCGAGCGTGATCGCGGACAAGCCATGATTGCCGTATCTCAGTGTTCGTTCTTCGAAGACGTCTTTCCACGGTGGCATGGAAGCGTCCCACGCGTCGCTTACTATTCGCTCACTCTGGATGAGTTCATCGGGAAAGCTGACGGTCCGATACATCAGGTCCGCTTTTAAGGATTTCCAATCGATATCCTCGGCGAACGTGAGCGTCGGGGGAGGCACGCTTGGTTCTAGATAATTTTCCTCGCCGGGCTCCCCGCTGTCGTCGACGACATTGCAACAGTCGGAGACAAAATGATCGAGTGTGCAAACGATGCGGATCGCAGCGTAGCGAGCATGTCGATTAACTTCTTCGTCACGGACTTTCCGGTCCTTCCAGAGAGCGCCGGCAACGCCAACAAATGCAGCTACGACGGTTCCGACAAATCGGACCACTTCTCCTACCCACGTCGGCCATTGCGAATGATCGTCCATAACCGCTCCTTTGGACAGCGCTCTACAAAAATGCCCGTTTGGGCACGATTACGTATTGATCCACTCGCTTCGCTCCTTTTTGCGGGAGAGATATTAATCATCGCTTGTGAGAGATGCGGCCCGCGAGCGAAGCGCTGCGTGGTCGCCCTACTATAATATGAATTATAGTAGGTTGGTTTCTCTTAGTAACCGTTCTCTACATATATACGTAGTATGTATATACGTAGTATATATAATCGTAGCCGTTTCGGCACGTTTGTTAATCGTTCCTAAAACGCAAAATCGCGAGTAGCCCAATAGTTTCCGAATGGGCATTTTATGAGGTCACTTTGGCCCCTTCTGATATGCGTCGGCGGGGAGCTTTTCGTTGCCGGGTCCAATGTGATTGATGACTGCTTCGAACATATCCCACGGCATTCCGCCGGAGCCGGACATCGCCTCTTTCAGACCAATCCAGTCGACGCTGATCCAGAGCTTTTTATCCGCCCCGTGGCCCTGCGCTTTGATGGTTAGGAACTCAAAACAATACTTTTTGAGCCTCGGCAGAGCGCGCTTCGCTAATTCGGCATGGCTCAACCCCGATGCTGAAGCCCATTTTTCACGAGGATGCGCCAGCCATTCACGGCCGTTGCGTTCGAGCTTATGTTTGCGATTGCGCCAGAGGTAGAGGACCTGAAAGAGCAGCAGTCCCGCGGCCATGTCTCCGCCCGCGAGCTTGCGACACAAGGCGTTGAGGTTCGGGCGCTCCCATTTGGCGTTAGCCGCCTCGGCTTTCGCGTTGGACTTGGAGAAGGCTGCCTGCTTTTTGGCAGGAACCTTCGCCGTCTTCGCGGTCGATTTCGCTTTTGCGATGATCGCCTGCATTTCGGCGATCGCCTTCGTCGACGTGATGGTGCTCATTGTCCTTGCTCGCGATCGTGAGAGCGCCCCGTGTGGGGCTTGTCATTCGAAGCGGGCAGGAATAAAAACAGCTTGCTTAGGACTGTATTCTGTTCCTGCTCGAGGCCCCCGTGACGGCGGATGAACCCGCGCGGGGGCCTTGTCTTTGCTCGGCGCGCATCGACAGGGAAAGCGAGTCGCCGGGGGCCGGTCTAAATTTGCAGCCGGCTATGCTCGCCCGCCGGGGCGAAGGGACGCCGCGTCCAGTTCGTCGAGACGACTCACGAACTCTCTTGCCAGCACGTCCAGCGCTTCGACGATTTCAGGATGAGGGACGCCCGCCGCGAGGGCCTCGTCACGGAAGTCCTGCCCGACTTGGTCGAGGTAGGCGTTGGCGAGTGAGTCGGGGGCCGTGGGCCATCGCTTGAACAGCGTCTCCGCGGAGAGGCGTCCGAGACGGCGAGCGGACTCTTTCCAGGGGATGAGATCGCTCATAGCCGCCCCCCGATTGATACGAGGGAGCGGAACAAATCAGAAAAATTCGTGGGGATTTTCGTGGGACTTTGACGCCAATTCGTGGGATTTGGCGGCGTTTTGTTCCGTTTCCCGCCGATGCAAGCGATTTCGGCGAGAGCTGATTTCGGTTTAAAATCAGCTAGTTGCTTGGTCGGAGTGGCGGGATTCGAACCCACGACCCCTTGTCCCCCAGACAAGTGCGCTAACCGGGCTGCGCTACACTCCGATGGCCGCTCTTATAGAGGGCGCCGAAGCCGCTGGCAACGCATCAGCATGCAGAAGAAGCGAGGAATTCACCGCCGCGTCAGCTCCAACATGCGGCGGCACTCGGAGAGATCGGCCAGCGCCTGCCGCAGAAGCCGCTCGTCCTGCGGGCGCAGGCCCATGGCGTGGGCCTCCGAGAGCCGAACGGCCGGCAGCGTCAGCATGGGCGGCGGCTCGCGCGGGGTTAGCGCGACCAGCGATGTGGCCGGCTCGCGCGCCTCTTCCTCTTCCTCGATCGCGCGCAAATGAGCCGACGCGGGCTCCCGCTGCTCTCGAAT